TCAACGCCAAGTAGTAGTGGCAGGACTGGTAAGTCTTTTACATCTTTTGAGATGTTTGCATCAGCAAAACTTATGGCTACGAGGCCGCTGAGGTTCTCGAACGAGGCTTCGAATTCTTGGCGGAACGTGCGGGCGTCGAGTTGTGCGCGTGCGGCCTCGATTTCTTGAGGTGGGACGTTGCCGCCTTGGATTGTGGTAAAGCACCAGCGAGCCCATTCGCCGCTTTTGTCCTCGGGGACGTAACACCACATGTCGTAGAACCAGCTCGCCGTTCCATCCGGTGTGCTGATGAACAGTGCCCAGCCTTGTTTGTCTGCAAGTGCGGGACGGAGGACTTCGAACCAGACCTCGGCGTCCATGAACGCAGCTTCGTCGAGGACGACGCCAGAGAGGCTGCGGCCACGGAGGGCCATGGCGTTTTCGGTGCCTTTTAGTTCAATGGTTGCTTCGTTGACGAGTTCTAGTTTTAGGTCGGTTTCGTTCTTGCTTCGAATGTATTCCTTTGGGATGATCTTTTTTAGTGTTTTCCAGGCGATGTCTTTCGCCATGCGGTAAGTGGGAGCGCAGTAGAAAAAGGTTTCGCCTGGTTTGTTGAGGGCTTTGATGAAGAGTTCGATGCAGGCGAGGTAGCTTTTGCCGAAGCGGCGGCCTGCAACGAGGACGCGAAAGCGTTTTTTGCTTAGAAATACCGTGGATTGGGCTGCGCGTAAACCTAGATCAATCATGATCCTCGTTCTCAACCTCGATAATTTCGGGTGCGGGTAGTTGGGGTTGGTCGGAAGCGCCGATTTCGTTGGGTGGTTCGACGCGAACGCGGATTTCTGGTAGAGAACTGGTTTGTTCGGGAAGATCGCAACCGACTTGACGTGCCAGCGAGTCGAGGACGTTGGCGGCGGTTTGCATTTGGCCGCGTTTCATGGCGGCATTGAATAGGCGTTGGCGTTGCATGAAGATGCGACCGGCCATTTTGGTGCGTTCTTTCTCGAAATCTTCGGAAACTAGCTCATAAACACCTTTCCAATCGCGCCAGGCAGTGGCGATGCCAATTTGCTCTTTGGTGGCGTGCTCCATCACCAGTTGGCGGACGGGTAAGCCTTCGAGTTGGCGTTTGTAGAGGCGTTGGATGCGTGCTTGCTGAGCTTCTTTAGTGCTTTTTGGGCCAAATGCACGCTTTGCTTTTAGTTCATCGAACTTTTCGGCCTCATCATCAAAGCCACTGTCGTGTTTATTAGCGGTTTCTTCCGCCATGACTTGTTGCATCTTCTGTTTTACTTTATCAGCCTGGAAGAAAACTAGCGTATACCGGTTATTTTGGCCATGGTGTTTGACGCACCAGGGGACTTGACCCCTGCCCCCTAGTACTGTATTATATGGGGGTAGTACATTAGTGATTTTTGGTGTTATTTCAGTAGGTTCCCGGGGTATCGATAAGCTGCGCTTATGTTTGAACCCTACCCCATAAGTTGTGCTTATAGTGTAGCAACCGATACAGAATAGGCTCCCCTAGTGGGCTACACTGACAGAGTCAGAGGGGGAGAGAAACCCACCGCCTGTAGCCAGCCATCAGTTGCCATACGGGCGCTGATATGCTACACTGACAGAGTCAGAGGAACACACAAACCCCTGACACCACAACCAGGCGGACCGTCTCAGCGGACCACAGACCCAGACTCAGGCGGCAGCCTCTGGCGTGGTAGCGCAGGCCCAATGATGCCGAGTTGTGCTCACCGCACCTTGACAACTAAATATCTGTGATTGCTGTTCGCCAGAATCAGCAGATCCCACGGGTTCACCTTGTGCGGTTCTGCCGTATCTTCTGACGACTCGCAGCTTCAACGCTGCGCAATCAGCAATCACGAAAAACGCAAACCCTAGTCACCTAAGTTTCATGGCTATTGAACAATCCACAACCCAGACTTTCAGCGTCAGTGGTTGCGACCTTGACTTGTCGTTTAATCGGTTGAAAGTCACGGATCCCACTACAAGATCAACTCTTGTCGTGGATCACATGGACTGGCGTAAACTCCACGAAGCCTTCGCTGAGTACTACGCTACGCATGGCAGCTGCTCAGCCGGTATTGACTGGTTCAAGGGTTCGGTCAAGTACTGGAACCTTGACGATCTCAAGGCCTTGAGCGCCGCTGTAACTGGCGCTATTGCTCAGCATCAGGCAGAAGCGGAGGCTAACAAGTGAGACACATCGTCACTCGGTATTACGGAATCCAGCTCGGCTGGGCCCCATTCGTGGGGTCCGGTCGGCCACGGACCAAGCACGACGCCGATCGGTTCTGTTCCTACTGGAAACGGATCGATCCAGGTCATTGCTACAAGGTCCAGGCCCTGGAGCCCGAACTACCCAACTTCGTGTGACCATGGCTGACATCACCCAAGCATCAGTGATCCGCTCTGTACTTCCCGAAGTACAGGAGCGGGTCTCCGCCGGAACGTTTGATGAGGAGGAACTTTACGAGTCCCTATGTGTCATCGTCCGGATGGAATCAGAGTTCCGCTCTGATGCAGAATGTGAGGAGGTTGCCGATTCGATCCACTCCTGGATCACATCTCGAATCTCCTAAGTTAATCAAACCCAGGACTTCACATCCTGGGTTACACTTTCCCTCACTTAATCATGGTTGCTGAAACTTACAACGGCTGGTCTAATTACGAGACCTGGAATGTTGCTCTCTGGATCCAGAATGACTTCAATCTGTACTCCATAGGTTGCGCCTGTAGTGATTATTCTGAGTTCCTCAGTTACATCACAGACGGAATCATTCTTCCACAAACGCCTGATGGAGTCTACTTCAACAACGTGTTTGTGAATTATCCCGAGCTGGATGAAATGATCCAGGAGCTGGTATGACCTACAAATTTGAATGGTCACATTGCCAGCAATGGTGTGACGCTGACGTTCCAGCCTATGAGTGGTTCACGCAACCACTCGCAGTGCCGAACTGCGGCGTCTACGAAATCACCATGAAATCTTCTCAGGATGACATCTGCGTCATCCTTGAGGAGACGATCCAGGGGACTCTATGGGTCATCGGTCGCTTTCCACGTGGCTGCTGTACCCGAGAGGATAATCAAGCCAAGATCCACGGGATCCGCCGGTACTGCGACTGGGCCATTAACACGATCCACGCAGACTACGGCTCGATGGCAGGGCTCCCATTGTCGGAACTCTGCCTGGATGGCTGGGAAAACATCTGATGAGCCCGCAAGGGCTCCCCTTTTCACCTGCAACACTAATGACCAACTACAAGGACACCTACCGGAACCCATACGTTCCACCCGTAACGCCAGCGCAGTTAAAAGCAGCCGGTAAACAACCCGACTGCTTGTACTGGTCAGCAGACTTCCACTGCTGGCGACTGTCTGGCGACTGGATCCGCCCGTATGCCTCAACTGGCAGACAATTGGCGGAACTCAAATTAACGATCCACCCAGACGCCTGAGCCCCTACGGGGGCTTTTTTATTCGCCGAAGTAGAGCTGCTCACAAAACCACAGCAAAGCGTTGATATCCACGTCGTAAGTTGATTCGGACCACAGCTTAAACCAATCCTGATATTGAATGGTTGGCCGACAGCCTGACTGCCAAGCAACCGATCCACGATCCAGCTCGCCAATAATGCGGCAAGCAGGACCACCGGTAGAAAGCAAGATCTCGAATTCTTCTGAATCGGCATCTTCGCCGGGTAAATGCCAGCCAGAACGAACCAGGACAGTCAGCGGCATCTCTTGCGCATACTCCCTGATTGCCTCTTGCAGGCTGTCAGCGGTTGCGCCTTCCATGTCCCAGGCCAGATCCTGGAGGATGTAGTTGGCCTCGCTAGTTAATGGCTGCGGTGTTTCGCCAGTGCTGAAGTCCCAGCAGTGCAGCTCATAGAGGGCTTCGATGGTCTGAGCATGGCCGGTAGCGTTGCGCTCGGCATGGTTGGTGTCTGTTGCTGTTGTCATGGGTGGTGATCAACTCGACTCCTACAGTAGAACACACAAAGCGGCAGACCGTCAAGCGTTCCAGTCCAATAATTCCAGTTTGTCCGAGAATTCCGACATGTCCGGTTTTCTCCTTCTTATGTAGTAGTGTTGACAAGTTCCGCACCACTACCAGTGGCAACGACCCAAGAAATAGAACAGCGACACTCGGTCATCCGTGGATGGCTGGAGACTGGTGCGAGCCACTCAACAGTGGCGACCATGATCAGTGCACGCTTCGGCCTGAGTCGATCCACCGCCTATTCTGACCTTTCCAAAGTGCAAGCCACCATCGACGCATCCGATGACGGACCAAGCACTGAGGAAACCTCAGAACCCGATTTGAATGGCGTGCTTGGAATGCTTCAGCATCAGTTCAACATCGCAGCCGCCAATGGTGACGTCCCAGCCATGACCAAGCTGGTGGCCGCCATTGACAAGGCTAAGAAGTGGTCAGGCTATTCGCTAACGATCCAGGGATCCGCCAACAACGGTTACGTCTGAGGCTGTGCTACAGTAACCAAGTCCACCCACGACACCCCCACGAACCAGTTATGAACAGCGTCTCTATTGACTTCGAGGATGCTCAAGCCCTCGCGCAACTTGTTGAAGAGAATCTTCAGTATGAAATTGAAACGGACCACGCATTATGGGCACCTCTGTTAAAACGCCTAAACGAGGCTTTGGAGGTTGCTAGTTAAGTGGCTGCGAAGTAACGCTCGCAACGCTCCAAGGATCACCCAACAACGGTTACGTCTGAGGCTAAGACTTATGAGACAAGCTCTGAGAGCGCAGCGGCATAGGCTGCCTGTGCTCCAGTCTGGGTGGCGTGGCCTCCTAAGGATTTAAACCTGCCGTTAATCCAAATTCGGGCATACCACCGGCCATTGCTTTGCCGATACGCTCCACCCTTAAAGGTGGGGGAGTTGTGCCTGTTCTGCCTCGGTGTTAGCTCTCGAAGGTTGGTCAACGTGTTATTGAATGGATTTCTGTCCTTGTGGTCTATGTAATGCTCAGCCCACGCTCCAGTGAGCCAAGCATGAATGGCTCTGCCGTAACCACGATGAAATCGGTTTTTCTTCCATGTAATTACCAACGTTCGTCTGCTGTAACCCTTGGAGGTTTGAGTGCGTTGGCCCTGCATTTCCTTGCCGGTGCGTCGTGAATAAAACGCTCCAGCCAAAGGATCTAGGGAGTACAACTCCCAAAGTGCCTCAACGGGCAGTACGGTACTCATGGCAGCCAGGGTGAATGGTTGTCTGGGTGAAGGGGATTGCCGTCCCACTTCACCAACCATTATGACACTTCTCTGAGCTGATCGAAGTAGGTGCGACAACGGGATTCAAAACGCTTCTCCGCACCAAACAGCTCTAATTGGGATAACTCGCGTATCTGTGGTGCACCTGTTCGCCTGGCGATAACGATATACGCTCCAGCTGCTTGAATGCCCGTTAAGTGCTTTAACCCAAGGGAGTAAGCGCCGCATTGGTCAACGTAATTTGAAAGCATCTCTTCGCTTCTTTCACGTTGCGATGTTTTCCAATCAACTATGAATGGTCCCTTGCCTTGAATATCGAGGAGGGCATCTGCCGTACCAGCCATCCCTAATGGGTGGTAAATGCTGAATTCGACGGCATGAATGGCGGTTACGTTCTTGCCGATCCAGCCGCGTAGACCGCGTGCGTAGCCAGCAGCCGACCAGGGGACTCTAGGAGCGCCTTGGATGGCTCTTTCGATGCCCCATGAGGTAATCGATCCAGGGCAACGTTCCAGGCCGTCTGAATGGGTTTTCCAGACGTTGCGTTTGTTGGCGGCTTTGCGGGCTAGTTGGGCGCCGGTTTTGAGGATGTATTCGGCGTGGTTGTGGGCCAACGTCCCACGCGTTGCAGCCGTGTCTCGGTCTTGCTCAGAACCTGGTCGAGCCAGCCACCGTTCCAGGGCTTTTTGTTGCCATTCGGGTGCTGTTTCTTTGAGGATGTGCGTAACACTGTGAAAAGTGCTGCCAGCGTCATCCCGATAAACGCGGAAAGGGCCAGAGTCATCACGTACCAGGCAACTCTTCCGCAGAGTACTCAGCTTTTGTTGTGCTTCAATAGCCATGTTTGGATAAGCTGATTAACCTTGGGTTCGACCAAGTGGTATGAGCTTACCCAGCCTTTTTCGTCTCCGACAGTAATACGTACCATCCCGTCTTCTGTATTGGTGATGACAGGTTCAGGTACTTGTGGATTGGCCATAGTCCCAGTGGTGGCGATATAGCTGGTTCAGGCCGCAGTAAAACCCGTGGAATGGATGTTCCGGGAGGTGGCGGAGGTCTGCGTGGTAGAGACGTTCCAGCCGTTGGGATCTAGCGTTCTGTTCTTGAATGTCTTCTGCCCCGTAGGCCATGCAAATACTCTCTCCCAAAGTTATATTAGCACGCTTTTCTTAGCGATGAGGTGCTGGGCAGCTTGAAGAGCGAGCTTCTTCTGCTGCTTGCGCTGGATCAGGTGCAGGATGTTCATGGCGTTTGTAGCAACGGCTACTAAATAACTTAAAAGTTATTAAGTTGACGCGATGTTCGTACCAGCACAGTGCTTAAACATCCGAATTTCGGTGGTTACACCAACGTTGGGATGTCGATTTCACCGTCTAGTAGCTTTCGCGTGTATTCAGCAGACTTTCTGCACACACGCTCGCAGCCGGTATTTCCGGCCACGGTTTGACGACGGAGCTGACCTTCGGCAATCCTTTCTGCGGTTTCGACGTCGTTTAATTCTGTGATGGTCATGTGGTCACGCGGATTTTTAACTTTTGCAACTACCAAACCTTCTCGTTCTGCAAAACGGTTCTTTAAACCCCTGGCACTCGCTCCAAGCACAGGCTCATAGATGGCGTTTGTGCAGTGGGCATAGCCATCCCTTACAACCCCGTGATCTTTTAGACCGTCAACAAACGTGTGCCGCGTGCGCTTGCCTTTGAGCCGGGCTTCTAGTTTTTTCTGTTGGTCTTCGTTGAGATGCTCAGTAAGGTCGCCAACTAAACCCGCTGGGTCTTCAAGCCATTTGGTGAAGAGCTTGGCAGATTGCTCCCGGTACTTCCTGCCAACCTCACCGGGCAGCAGGCCAAGGATGTAAAACACGGCCTCCTTGTCCTTGGCCACCGGGGTGTCCTGTTGGCCCCGCCCCGGAAATCTGAAGCTGTCACATTTTGGGACAACCTCAGAGTGCGACTCAACAAGACGCTTCCAGACTTGGCGAGGGTTTTTCTGTCCGCCCAGGATCTTGATCATGTCGAGGACGCTGGGCTGGCCTGCCTTGTTGACGCGGATGGATCCGTCGTCGCAGGTCCAAACTGGTGTTAAATCAGACAAAGTAATCTTTTAGGAGGTCTTCTGCAAGAATACAGCAAAAAGAAAACCCCAGCCGTAGCCAGGGTTTTCCATGTGGCAGACCTACCAAACCACTTGTTTACTATACCACAATCAATCAGCCTTGAATGGGTGGCCACCAGTGAGAAGGCGGGTGATGTCGAAGCCGTTCTTCACCGCTTCGTCCCAAGCAGCATCGATTGCAGCTTGGGTGTCTTTCTTGCGGGGTACAGGACGCAGGCCGTACATGTCAGGGGAGACAGTGGCGGCTTTCGTCATGATGAAGTCCCACTCGGTCATGTCGCCGTACTCCTCGACTTGTGAAATCTCGTCGAGTTCTTTCTGCAGACCCTTCTGCGTCATGCTCAGCACTTGAATGCGCTTGACGTCGAAGTTGTAGATCGGCATCGCCAGTGCAAACTTCTGAGGCTCTTCAGTGCCGTCGTCTTTGCAGCGGCGCGTGTAGTTGGCGCCCATCTCCTGCTCGATCTCTTCGGCAGTGGCTTCCTCTGCAAAGCGAAATGGCTTGCCTTTGCCGGTCTCGTCTTCGCCCCAGACTTCGAAATAGCAGAGGGGCTCGTTCGCCAGAATGGCAAAACGTACTTGGCCGTCGGCCTTGACCTTGCTTGGGCTGAGGTAGTCGTTGCGGCTGCCGCCA